GGCAGGTACATGGGTCAGTGCCAAGGCGGAATCAACCAAGGCCACCGCAGAGGCCAAAGCCACCGCACTGAAAACAGCGGCACAGTCCACAGCGGATTGGGAACGCATCATGGCAGAGGCATCAAAGAACAGCCTCAAGGACGAGTGGCTAACAGCAGTTTTCAGTATACCTCTAATTCTTGTGTTTATACCAGATATGGTTCCACATATACAAGCAGGGTTCACAGCTTTGAGTACCTTGCCTGACTGGTATCATGAGATACTAATGGTAATTGTCCTTGCGAGTTTTGGTGTCAAGGCCGGTAAGGGAATGATGGAAATGATAGGGAAGAAATAATATGGCAATGTATGGTAAAAAGAAAACGACTAAAGCCTTCAAGACCTGTGCAGGTTGTAAGAGCAAGGCTAAGTGTAAAGCCGCTAAGAAGTGCTTAGGCAAGGCTAAGAAGTAATGCCTAAAGGACTCTACGCTAACATTCACGCTAAACGCAGACGGATTGCTAGAGGCTCTAAAGAACGTATGCGTAAGCCCGGTACTAAAGGTGCTCCAACAGCGTCTGCTTTCCGTAAAGCCGCTAGAACAGCGAAGAAGAAGAAATGATTAAGAAAACCTACGGTGCTGTACTGACAGGCACTTCACAGACTGTGTACACTGTACCGACAGGTAAAAGCGCACAGTGGGTGCTAATGTACATTACCAATACCAGTGGCTCTAATGGAAGTGTAGAGGTTGATTATTACAGTGCGGCACAAGACTCTACATTTTCTGTCCTTGAAGGTTACACGGTAACAAGTAAAGATTTTCTTCAAATTGGTGGAACAATCAATTCTTTTATTATGATGCGTGAAGGTGACAGTATCTCTGCATTTGCAACACAAGGAATGACAATGCTTGTGTCGTTGATTGAAGAAAACAACATCGTTCAAGGGGGCTAAATGCCTAAGTCTAAAGACCCTAAGTTAGCCAGAGCAGGTGTCAGTGGGTACAACAAGCCTAAGCGTACACCGGGCGGATCTAAGAAGTTTGTTGTAGTTGCTAAAGAAGGTGATAAAACTAAGACGATTCGCTTTGGTGATCCTAACATGACAATCAAGAAAGCTCAGCCTGCTAGACGTAAGAGCTTTAGAGCACGACACAAGTGCGACACCAACCCGCCTAGTAAACTGACAGCACGTTATTGGTCTTGTAAGAAGTGGTGATTTAATGGCTCAAAACTTTAATCAGTCAACTGTTGATTCTGAGGAAGATTTTGATCTTGGTACGGTTATTGAAATCACCTACCCAGATACACCACCTTCTTACGATCCAACAGCACCTGAAGGTGGCGATGGCACTGAAACATATCAGGGTGGTGGTATCGCAACACCTACTCCACCTGCAGGATGGGATGCTAACGCTTATTTACGAGCAAACCCAGACGTAGCCGCCGCAGGCGTAGATCCTTTACGTCATTATCTTGACTATGGGCAAGCGGAAGGCAGACCACTTGCACCAGTTTCAACACCTCCGCCAACTTCAAGCGGATTTGATGGTGCGGCCTATTTAGCCGCTAATCCTGATGTAGCCGCCGCTGGGCTTGATCCTTTGTATCATTGGGAAACTTATGGTAGAGCTGAAGGAAGACGACTACGCCCTGCAACACCTTCTAAACCTAAAGCACCTGCACCACCTGCGGCTGATGTTGTTTATAGCGCCAATGATCAGACATACAACATTAACTTTGATGACTCATTACAATACACCCAAGACCAATACAATCAAATTAATGAGTTGTTATCGAGTGGTAATGTAGAGCTTCCTTCTACAGGTGGTACATACAATTTTGACACGGATATTATCCAACAGCTTTATCAAGCACAACAGCAATATCCTGATCAAAAAATGCTGTTGTCTGAAGAATACGGATTGCTTGTTGATGCACCGCCTAGTATTTATTCATTCATGGCAGAAGACTTCGGCCCTGCTTTTGCCAATTCAATTCTAGGAAATTTAGGTGGTCAGGTAGCAGGTACTGTTGCATTTGATGTTTTCGGTGCTCCAATTGACCCGACAGGTATTGCACCTAACATTGTATATCAAGGCGGTAGAGCCGCAGGCACTGGTGCTTTATTTGGTAAATCCACCTTTGAAGCTAAAGTGTGGCAAGACCCTACTACAGGCGAGCCAATTATACAACAAACATTAAATATTGGTGGTGAACCTGCAAAGACATTATTTACTTCCGAAACAGAGTTTCAACAAAAACGTCAAGAAGAACTAGCACTTCAAGAAAAATATAACACTGCCGATTATTTTCCTCTTCCGACGAATATTAAAAAAGAGGTGACAGGCAAGGAAAATCCTTCATGGCAAGATTATGTCAACACTGATTTTGATTTAGGGCAAGTTGTGTTTGATTCGCTAACAGGCAGTCAAACACTAACAGAACTTCCTGAATCCACACAAGACATGGTGATGTTAGGGACAAAACTTGCTCAAGGTGATGATCCTCTTACAGCCCTTATTGATGTCTATGGTGATGATGTTGCAGATACTCTTGGCTTAGAAAAAATTGCGAATGATTCAATTGATGCTATGTTTGATCCACAAGTAGCAGAGTGGATTAAATCTAATCACGATCTTGCAAAACTAGGTGCAGACGTTGTAGTTCGTGGCAAAGATTTATCTGCGTCAATTCGTGATCGTTATGGTGATGACTTACTTACAGCTTTAGGGGCTGAAACTAAAACTGGTAAAGCCGCAGGTATTGCAGGTTTAGACTTTGCAGTCAACCTAGATCAAGGCATGGATCTTGCTCAGGCCACTGGAAAAGCGTTATATAGTTTCTTTGACAATGGCGGAAAGTTATCTGATTTAATTTCAGGTGAAGGACTATCTTTTAATTTACCAGAGGTAGACTTACCTGCTTTTAATATAACTAACCCATTCAAAAGCCTTTTCCCTGAAATTAATGTTGACTTACCAGATGGAATTGATTTATCAGGAATTGATTTAAAAGGTATTTGGGACAATCTTAAAGGCAAAATGCCAGACGGGATTGATTTTACTTTTACATCAGATCTTCTTAATTTTGGTTTTGAAGTCCCGCAATTATTTGAAATGGGCTTTGAAATGGAAGATTTCGATTGGCCTGCCATTAATGTTGGTGATTTGTCATTAGGTGATTTTACAAAGTTTAATATTTCTTTACCAGACATCGAAGGCTTTGGTATTAACTTAACAGATTTAAATATTGACATTCCAGAAATTGAATTTCAATTAGCTTTGTTAGGTGAACGTATTCCGGGTGAAAGAGTTGTAGGAGATGAAATAGTACAGTCTTTGTCTTCTGAATTTGATTTCTTACCAGAAGATGAATTAACATTTTCTCGTCAAGTATTAGAGCGAACTGTTTAATTTTATTGAAAAACGTGGTATAATATAGTTATGACCTATTTAAATTTAGTAAACGCAGTTCTGCGAAAACTCCGTGAAGAAGAAGTTACCACTGTTGATGAGTCAGATTACTCAAAACTGATCGGTGATTTTGTCAACGATGCAAAACGTCTAGTAGAAGATACTTGGGACTGGACAGGCCTACGTTATACATATTCAATCACTACAACTATTGGTGATGGTTTATATTCATTAACAGATTTTGGTGTACGTTCTAAAGTATTGTATGTCCACAATGAAACACGTAATAGTAAGGTTCTTCAAGAATCACTACAACGCATTCGTCAGTTAAATTTAGACAGCAACTCAGCTACAGGGCCGGTGGCTTACTACGCAATTGATGGTCTTGATGGTAATGGTGATGCACAGATTCGTTTTTATAGAACACCAGATTCTGTAGAAACATTTAGCGTCTACACTGTAAAGCGTACAGCAGATTTAAGTTCTGACTCAGATTCTATTTTAGTACCTTCATCGCCTATTATTCAATGGGCATACTCTTATGCATTGCGTGAGCGTGGTGAAACAGGAGGTCAATCAGCATCAGAACAGGCTGTTTTTGCTAATCAAGAACTATCTAATGCGGTAGCTTTTGATGCAGGTTTAAGCCCTGATGAGACAATCTGGACAACATCGTAATGGCTAAAGAGCTACAAAGCATTGCAATTCAGGCTCCGGGTTTTTACGGGTTAAATACTCAAGATTCTCCTACTTCATTGCCTGAACAGTTTGCATTGGTTGCTGAGAACTGTGTTATTGACCAATTTGGACGTATCGGTGCTCGTAAGGGCTGGGCATACCAAACAACCACTGGTGGAGACTCTTTAGTCTCTATCGGTGAATTTATTAAGTCTGATGGTACAACAGAAATTATTTCTAGCAGTGCTACAGCAATATACAAAGGTACTACAACACTCACAGACATTACCCCTGCATCGCACACGGTGTCAGATGGTCTATACGATCATGCTACTTTAAACGGAGTACATTTTTTATTTCGTGAAGGGTCTGATCCTATTTACTATGATGGGACTACTTGTGATGAAGTTAGCGCACACATCGATTACAGCGGTACAGTACCTGCTGGTAATATTGTGCAGTCTGGATTTGGTAGACTCTGGGTTGCCAAAACGTCAGCCAATAATTCAACAGTATATTGGTCAGACCTCCTCACTGGCTTTAAGTGGGATACAGGTTCGTCAGGTTCTATAGATGTATCTAAGGTATGGCCTGACGGCTCTGATGAGATTACTGCATTAGCCGTACACAACGGTATTCTAGCAATCTTTGGTAAACGTCAGATTTTATTATATTCTGGGGCAGATGACCCGGCAACAATGAAGATAGCTGATACTGTGGTAGGTATCGGTTGTATTGCTAGAGATTCAATTCAGGTTACTGGGACAGACTTAATATTTTTATCAGACTCTGGTGTTCGTAGTCTTAAACGTACCATTCAAGAAAAATCAGCTCCGATGACTGATATCAGTAAGAATGTACGTACAGAATTGACAACATATCTTTTGGCAGAGTCTCAAAATATTTTTTCTGTGTACTCTCCTGAAGAGGCTTTTTATTTATTACATTTGCCTACAACAAATATTACATACTGTTTTGATATGCGTACACCTCTACAGGATGGAGCACATCGAGCAACACAGTGGGATAGTATTCAGCCACAAGCATTTTGTAGAACCCGTGATGGTGATTTGTTACTTGGTAAGACTTTAGGCATTGCAAAGTACACAGGATACGACGATAACGGTTCAGCTTACCAGATGGCATACTTCACTAACTATATTGACTTTGGTGCTCCATCAAATCTAAAGCTACTTAAGAATTTAAAGATTACGGTTATTGGCGGTAGCGCAACAGACATTGTACTTAACTGGGGTTATGATTATTCTTATAACTATAAGAAGAAAAGATTTACACTCTCTACTCAAGTCATTGCAGAGTATAACATTGCAGAATACAACATCGGTGAGTTTAATGCCGGTGTTTTAGTAAACCGTCCAAATGTAAACGCAAGTGGAGGCGGTCAAGTTGTTCAGCTTGGTATTGAAGCAGAGGTCAATGGTGCTCAAGTTTCAATTCAGAGGCTGACGGCTCAAGCAACAATAGGAAGGACTATCTAATGTCAAACTATACTAAGACAACTAACTTTACAGTCAAGGATTCTTTGGCATCTGGTAATCCTGCCAAGATTATCAAAGGTTCTGAAATTGATGATGAATACGACGCAATTGCAACTGCGGTAGCAACAAAGTCTGATACAGCATCACCTACATTTACAGGAACTGTGACAGCTCCAACAGTGACAGTTACAGGTACACTCACAGCAGGCACAATTGATGGTGGTACATACTAATGGCTGATATTGATTTAGCAGGATTGTTGGGTACTGCAGGTCAGGCGGCATCTGCGCTTTTACCTTACACTATGTCAGGGGAGCAGATTGATTATTTAAAATCTACAGGTGCTGATCTAGCGTCCCAAGCAACGACTTTAGGAGAAACAGCGGCTGAAGAGGCTCGATTCACTCCATTCACTGTGACAACTGGCACAGGAACTACAACGATTGGTGAAGGCGGTGCAATAACACAGGAATTAGCAGAGACTCCAGCGGCTATACAGTCTGGTTTAATGTCACAGGCTTTCGGCTCTATACCTAATATTCAAGTTTCTCCAGAACAATTATTTGCACAGCTCACTGAGATGCGTAGACCTGAAGAAGAGCGTCGTCGATTAGAGCTTGAGAATAGGCTTAGAGCACAGGGACGACTAGGCGTACAGACTGGTATGTTTGGGGGAACTCCAGAGGCTTTAGCATTGGAAAAGGCTATTCAGGAACAACAGTCTGCTGATATTTTAAGTTCGCTTACTCAAGCTGGGACACTAACCGGGCAGAATATTACAAATCTTCAGGGACTATTAGGTGCGGCGTATACACCAGAAACACAGGCTCTAGCGGCTCTTACACCAGCGGCACAGTTCTCTAACATTGCACAGTCTGCAGGTCTTGGTGCTTCTGAGGCTCTGTACAAAGGCGGTATTGCAGGTCTTGAATCTCAAGCGGCGGCATCGACTGCGGCGGCATCGCTGGAAGGCCAGCGTGTACGTGCATTGGCTGATGCATTGTCAGGCTTCTTTGGTGCTGAGGCCACAAAAGGAGCAACATCACCTTATCAGCAACTTTTAGCGGCTTTAGGTATTGGTGGTGATAGTTCTCTAACAGATACTATGGGATCGGTATAATGGCAGTAGCTCCTAAATCAATGATTCTTGATATGCTGAAAACCCCTCAGCAGGTCAGAGAAGAACAGCTTGCAAAGATGCGTCAACAGTCTGCGGCACAGGCCCAGTTGCTTGCACAGCCTGTAAGCGGTACAACAGCTCTGCCGGGTCTTTTGAGCCGTTTTGCGGCTGGTGAGGCAATGGAACAGCGTGTAGATCTTGATAAGGCCGCACGTAGAGCCACAGGAGCCCTTGGTAGCGCTGCAGGCATGCTAGGATACGCTAAAGCAGAAAGTGCTCTTAGAGACGCTCTCAAGACGCCTGAAGAGCGTTTAGCAGGTATTCGTCAGCAAGTGATGAAGGGTGTTGATGTATCAAACTCTAAAGAACTGATTGCGGCGGCAAAGCGTCTATCAGATGCTGGAGACACTCAAGGTGCATCCTCACTGCAACAACAAGCACAGCAGGTTGAAAAGGCCGCCGCTGACATTGCATTGACTCAGGCTCAGGTTCGTACAGAGGCCTCTAAAGAAGCCGCTAACATGGCTAGAGCAGGTTTAGACGCTGAAAAGATTCGTGATCGACTAGCAAAGCGTGGGTTAGAGATTGATAACCTTGAACTTGATGCAATTGTTAAGCAGGCACGTGCTGATAACTTAGAAGCTGATACCAAAAAGAAAGACTTTGAAGTTGAAAGACTGCAAAAGATTCTTCCGGGTGAGTTAGAAATGCAAGCTGTCGAGATTGCTCTTACAGCGGCAAAGGCTAATAAAACTGCAGAAGAAGTCTCCCAGCTCATCCAACAGGCTCAACCAAATCTTGATAAGGCAATTGCTGATGCGGCGGCTACGCAAGCTCTGGCAGAACTACGTGGTGCTCAAACAGAGCAAACTGCTGTCGAAACTAAGCAGGCTAAAGAAAGATTCCCATTGGAAATGGTGGGTCTTGATCTTAAAAACCAAGCGCAACAAGCGGGGATTACACTCGATCAGGCTCGTGTTAATTTGGTTAATGCACAGGTTACCACAGAAGAAGTCACACAAAGAGCGCAGGAAGCCCAGATCAGTATTACACAGGCTCGTGAAGAGCTGGTTAAAGAAGAACTAAGTCGTTATATCCAAATGACTCCATCAGAGGTTCTTAAGTCTAAGCTAGGTGTTAAAGAGATTCAAGGAAAGATCGATAAGCTAGATTCTGAGACTTTGTTGAATCGTGGGCGACTTGCTGATATCGGACAGACTGAGTTCACTCGTGAATTGAATACGCTTGTGGAAAGCGGCTATTACACTCCTGAACAGGCTCAGGCACTTGTAGAGACTCGACTACAAACTATTGCTAACAAAGGTAGTTTAGCGCAGATTGTAACAGAAGACAGAGCTAAGACAACTATTAAGAATGTTTCTCAATACGTTGTAGATACTGCAGGTTCCGCAAAAAGAATGCAACAGTCTCAGTCAGCTTTGAGTTTGATTGTAGATGCCAATACAGGTAACTTTAGATCAACAAAAGAATTCTTTACAGCATTTGCGGCTAAAGCCCCTGATATGTTTGGTTTCGCAGATGAAGCAATGTCTACTCTTGCTTCTAACGAACTTTTAGAAGTTCTATTAGGTGCTAAAGCTCTAGACAATGCCTCTAATCTTAAGGGTGCATTATCTGATCGTGATTTGGCATTTGTAAGAGAGCTGGCAGGTAGTCGTAATATGAAACCTGAAGCACTCGCTACTTTATTCCAAAAGCAGTTTTCTCAGGCCTATGCAGAAAATCAAACTGCAATGACTCTTGAATCAATGATGGCTGACATGTCACCAACAGAAATTGCTAAATTCCCTTATGGAAGAATTACAGAAGAATTAGAAGCGGCTAATCGCATTTTAGGTAATAGTATATTTGAAAAAGAAGCTAAGAACTACGGGCTTACCGTTTACACTGACATCCGTGAACGTGCGGCACAGCAGTAAGGAGATACTATGGCAGGTAATTCACCTCCACTAACAATGCAACAGGCTCAAGAGACTTTACAGAAATATGGTATTCAGTCTCCTACTATGGCACAGCCTATTCCTCAAACACCAACACAATCTGCTGTTCCGGGTTTAGACGAATCTGCTGTACCGCCTCCATTGTCTGATATTGTCAGTGACTGGATAATGCGTAATGTCGTTGGTAGTGCAACAATGTCAGGGGAAATGGCAGGCATTATCTACGGTGCTAAAGAAGGTGCTAAAGCCTTTCAAGAGATTCCGGGCACTAAAATGTTACCTCGACAAGCTCAAGCAATGGGTATGTTTACCTTTGGTGCGGCTGGTGCTGTCATGGGCGACAGTCTTAAGAACTTGTTTACAGGTCAAGGGGATGTTCTTGACTCAATCAATGAAGGACTAAAATCTGGCCTATTCTATGGCATGGGGGAAGGTGTTGTCAAAGGTGTTACCCTAGCCGGTTCAGCGATTAGTAATATCCGTAAGGGTGTACAGCCATCACCAGAACAACTTGCCGCACTGCAAAATCTTCAGAGCGAATTGAAAGCCTACGGTATCGAAATCGGTGAGCAAGTAACACTGACAATGGGACAGATTCAACAGAAAGGTCTGACCAATACTTTAGAGTCTATTGCTAAGGCTGGTTTCGGCGGTGACAATGCATTCCGAGCGATGTATGAAAAGCAGGCAGAGTTTATTGTCAATCGAGTCGATAAACTGGTTCAGGGCTTCACAGGCCGCTCACGCCTTGAAATAGGTGAGGCTGTAACAAAGGCTATCCAAGAAGGCGATGAGGCTCTGAAGGCTTGGGCTCAACCTAAGTTCAAGGAGATTCATGAGCTTGCAGGCGGAGCCAAGATTAGCATTCAAGGAACTGAAACATTTGTACGTAATCAGCTTGCCAAAGGCAGGCAGAACATGCGCTCAGGCACTCGATTAGATTCTGAAGTGGAGTCTCTATACAAAGATTTATTACAAAACCAACGTAATATTACATTTGAGAATCTGTTCGATCAAATCTCTATGTTCACTGCAAAGCTACGTCAGGTGCAACAGGCAGAAGTTCGCAACCCAGCTCTTGAAAAACAATACACAGTATTGATTAATCGCTTGATGAAAGATGCTCGTAGGGGCGCTGAAAAACTTGGCAATCCTGAGATCATGGATAAATACGATAGCGTCACAGGGATCTACAAGGAAACACTCAGAAGCCTCTATCCTAGCACATTGAAGGGATTAGCTACAAAGGCTCCTGAGTGGGTAGGTTCTGAGATTGCCAAGACTGGTAACGTCTCTGCAATCCAAGATGCATTCAAAGCAATCGATGCATCTGCAGAGTTTCAACGTAGGACTGCAGGATCTGCTGAGGCCGCTGGACAGGTTGTTTCAGATGCCGCACAACTTAAGCGTGATTTAAAGGGTGGATATCTAAGACAGCTCTTAGAAGGTGTTGAGACTGCAGAAGGTACTGTAGGTGCTCTAGCTCAATTGAAGCGTAAATTACAAGGCGCTGAAATGGGCGATACTTTTAAGGCTATGTTGACCCCTGCAGAACAAAAGTCTGTTAATGAAATATTAGATTTTTCTGATTTACTTGTACAAAACTCTTCAGGAGCCTTTAGTCTGGTTGTCCGTGGTAGACAGGCTGGATCATTGAATCAGGTTCTCACACAGGCTGGTACAGGTACTACAGTCGGTGGTGGTATCTTTGCAGATCCGATGTTATTCATGGCCGGTGTATCTATTCTTACAGCCCCTAAGATTTTAGCAATGCATGCTTTGAACCCTAAGACGGCAGATAAGATGTTGAAAATGCTAAGACCACTTACTAATCGTATGATGAAGCCTGATTATGTTATGAATGCTCAGGACGCACGTATGGTTGGTTTGATGCTTGCCAGCACTGCAGATTATGTAGGAGGTTCAAGTGACAAGTATGAAGGTATTGTCCCTGCTGATGTTATCTCATCTCTTCAGGTAAAAGGATTACCCTTTGATGAATCTCTACGTTATACAGCTCATCGAATAAACGTGCTGGCTGAAACTGGTAAAGACATCGGTAAGATCAATTCAGACATGCCCGGATCGTTAGCCGCTGAGGTACAATCCGGTGCAATACCGCCTGAGATTGGTGGGGTCTAATCCATTATATCAAAAATATCCCCTATCATAATTTTAATAAAGGGGATATTGATTATATAACCATCAAAGAAATAGACTTGGGCATCATCAATGTCCTCGCCTGACTTCCATCCTAGAACTGGTTGACTATTTACTGTTTCTGCTGACAGCCCGAATACATTGTGGAACCTAACTGTTACCATCCCCAGTCATCTCCTTCTAGTCCGTGTGCGTTATAGTCTGTGACTCGTTTCTCAAAGAAATTAGAAATAGAAGACCCACCAAGAAGTTCCTCCATCCACGGTAAAGGGTTCTCCTTAACCTTCCAATTCGTCTTGAGGCCAAGCTGGAGTAGTCTCCGGTCTGCCAAATAACGGATGTACTGCTTGACATCTGCCGCCGACAAACCTTCCAAGTCACCCATCTCATACGCCAGATCAATAACCTTGTCTTCAAGCTTGACTGCAGTGCGGAACATCTCGTAAATATCTTTCTTAAAATCATCGTTCACAATCCGTGGGTGTTCATCACAGAACTCTCTAAATAACTTTGCCATTCCTTCTGCATGTTGACTTTCATCACGTACTGACCATTCTACTACAGTACACATACCCGGCATCTTACCAAATCGCTGGTAGTTCAGTAACATTGCAAATGCACTGAACAATGACATACCTTCATTTAACACAGACCGTGCAATTGCAAGGGCTGTTCCTTGATGCGAATGTACGTCAATATCGGACATGAACTCCACTTTTGCAGACATTTGCTGATACTCTAAGAAGGCGGTAAATTCTTCTTCAGGAAGTCCCAAAGTATCATTGAGCAAAGCGTAAGCTCTTTGGTGGATAAATTCTCGACTCGCAAAAGCTGTGAGCATTGCTCTGATTTCATTGTTCTTAAACTTGGGAATGTAATACTCCAAGTAGTTTGTTCCCACTGCAACGTCAGTTTGCGTAAATAACCGCAAGATCTGGGTGATATGGTGGCGCTCTTTTTCCGATAATTTTCCTGATTTCCAGTGTGATACATCTGTCTGTAGCTCCAACTCATCTTCTATCCAGTGAATTCGTTCATGCTCTGTAGCGTATTTAACTGCCCAAGGATACGTAAACGGTTTGTATGTTACGTTACTATCTAGTAGGGACATCTATGTTCTCCAGTTCTGTTTGGTTCTGATATATTACATTCATCAGGTTGTTATTATGATAGATTAACCTATCTACCTCATCCTGTAAAGTACGAAAGTGGTCAAAGCAGTCATTCAGTATCCGCTTGTTAAACGGATCTGAGTCTTTGATTAGTTCAAGACGTTTAATTAAGTTTTCCGTTTTCTCTTTCAAGGACTTTAATCTCCAGTTCCAACCCGATGATCTTCGCATGTAATTTGCGAGCCTTCTCCCACTTCCTATTGCACTGAGCCTTCAACAGTTTCAGCCACACCTTCTTCAACTTTAAGTCTATCCCTGACATGATACACATACCTCATCATCTTCAAAGTCCTTCAGCGCATTGCGATCTACTTTAGTCCCAACCTTCTCCGCTGTAACCCCCGCAGTCGTTCTGAGATAATATAGTCCTTTAAGCCCTTCCTTCCACGCCTTGAGGTGTACCTGATTGACAATAGCCTTGTCTGTCCCAGATGGGAAGAATACGTTGACGCTTTGACCTTGGCATATAAACTCTTGCCTTTTTGCGGAGTGTTCCACAACCCACGTCTGATCAAGTTCAAACGCCGTCTTAAACGTAGCTTTTTCATCTCCGTTGAGGAACTCCAAGTGCTGTACAGAGCCTTCGTTCTCAATGATAGACTGCCAAACCTTCTTGGTATTCTGGTTGTATTTATCTAAGATTTCCTCCAAGTACGGGTTGCGTACAGTGTGGCTACCAGCCCTAGTACGATGCACGTAGCAATTTGATATACGGGGCTCAATAGAAGCAGAACACCCGCATAGGATACTACTATTAGCGTTAGGAGCAATAGCCAACAGATGCATATTTCTAACACCATAACCCA